GCGCAGTCCCAAGGTAATTGGTTGATGAACAGCCCACACAATCCCTGTAAACTAGAGGGAGCTATGGGTTGCGTTGAAGAATTTAAAAAACTGGGCAGACATAAGCGATTAGTGAGTGTAGCACAGAGATTACTTAGAACTACAAGCTTAAGTACTTACATTTCTAAGTTTTTTCCGATGATTCCAAAGGTTGGTTTCTCGGTAGACTGGCATCAAGATAACTTTTATATAGAAGCCAACCCCTCAAAACTAATTAGTTGTGATGTTTTTGTAAATGGGGCAAGAAAAGAGAATGGATGTCTAAGAATAGTACCTAGGTCACATACAAAAGGTATATTTAGACATGATGCAACTTCCCATGGGGTGTTTAATTGGATTAAACTTAACCCTAAAGTAGATATTATAGATATCGAGTTAGATGAACCTTTTGCAGTATTCTTTCATCCTAACTTAATTCACGGATGTTATAAGAATACTAGTAGAGATTACAGGTATAGTGTTGCCTGGGAATATATGAAGTGGCCATATCTTCCACCAAAGCACAATGACCATATATCAAACGATTTAATACATATAGGAGACTAAATGAGCGTACCAGAGAAAGACGGAAGACTTTTATGGCTAGACGAAGGACAAGTACATGCAGGAAAATTTTTAGCACAAGTACTACATAAAGAAAAAACAAGAGACCTTACAATCTCAGAAGAAAAACTAAAACAATTAGCAGCTTCTTACTGTTACTTATATGAAAAAGCGAAAGACTCTGGAATACTAGAAGAAGAAGAAAGTTACTTTTTATTTGAAAACGAGAAAATACATTGATACAAATTAGCAGAACAGACATACTTTCAGATGCCATAATGAGGTTTGATGAAAGAAGATTTATTAAACTTCCTATAGATGGATATATGGACTTACTTGGTATTACACCAAACACTTCACAGCATGGAATCATAAATGCAATCAACAATCCCAAATATCGTTTTATTACTGCAGCTGTTTCTCGTAGACAGGGCAAAACTTATATTGCGAATATAATTGGACAATTAATTACTTTAGTACCAGGTTCTAATGTTTTATTAATGTCCCCAAACTACTCACTATCACAAATCTCTTTTGAATTACAGAGAGGACTGATTAAACATTTTGACTTGGAGGTTACAAGAGATAATGCAAAAGATAAAGTTATTGAACTTACAAACGGTTCTACAATACGTATGGGTTCCGTTAACCAAGTGGACTCGGTTGTGGGTAGAAGCTATGATCTCATCATATTCGATGAGGCCGCTCTCGTTGACGGGAGGGATGCTTTCAATGTTGCGCTCAGGCCCACACTAGATAAAGAAAACTCAAAAGCACTCTTTATATCTACTCCAAGGGGTAGAAATAATTGGTTTGCAGAGTTCTGGCAGAGAGGATTCTCAGACCAGTTTCCAGAATGGTGTAGCATAAAAGCAACTTACCATGAAAACCCTCGTATATCAGAACAAGATATTCTAGAAGCAAGAAAAACTATGTCAGAGAATGAGTTCAACCAAGAATACATGGCAGACTTTAATGTATTTGAGGGACAAGTATGGGCATTTAGTCACGAAGAATGTGTCTCTGATTTGACAGAATTAGATACTTCTAGAATGGATGTTTTTGCAGGAATGGACGTAGGGTACAGAGACCCGACTGCTTTCTGTGTTATAGCGTATGATTGGGATAGTGAGAAATACTACTTACTTGACGAATACTTAGATGCAGAAAAAACAACAGAACAACACGCTATACAAATTCAAAAACTAATAGCTAAGTGGGAGATAGATTATATCTATATTGATTCCGCGGCTCAACAAACAAGGTTTGACTTTGCACAAAATTATGATATTAGTACTATCAATGCGAAGAAATCAGTACTAGATGGTATTGGTCACGTCGCAGGTATAGTAGATAATGATAATCTAATAATTCATCAAGCATGTAAAGAAAGCCTGTCTTCAATAGACCAGTATCAATGGGATCCTAATCCTAATCTTTTGAGGGAAAAACCTAAACACAACATGGCTTCTCACATGGCCGATGCTCTTCGCTACGCTTTGTACTCATTCGAGACAAGCGCCACTACATTTTAATTACCCCTTCAAAAAATAGTTCTTGACATTAGCTTGAAAGTTTGATAAAATTCTATTATACAAGTAAAGTTATGGATTTAAAAAGAGATTTAGTAAAATATGTTCGCGACAAGGCCAAGTCTAAATATAAAAAAGATGCGGAATGTTATATTTGCGGAGAACAAGAAAACTTAGATTTCCATCACTTCTACGGTTTAACCGAATTATTAGAAATGTGGTTACGTAGAAACAAGATACACATAACTCAAGAACAAGAAATATTAGCACTTCGTGAACAATTTATAAAAGAGAACGAAGATAAAGTCTATACTCATGCTGTTACACTATGTCATAGTCATCATTTAAGATTACATGGCATATACGGAAAACGCCCAAAGCTAGTAACAGCCCTAAAACAACAAAGATGGGTCGAGATACAGAGAGACAAATATGGCATGGTATGATAGATTTATAAACAGAAGCGACGAGGTTAAAGAAAACCCTGCGCAATATGTTATATCTCGTGACCAAGGTACAACTATTCAATCACAGGAAGTAGTACATAGTTACAGAAATGCCTATGAACAACTAGAGATAGTAAACAGAGCAGTCAACATGATAGTGGATGACGCTGCTGAAATACCTTTTGACGTTGGCGAAAAAATGCTAGGTGCTTCTCCTGTAGTTAAGAACATTAGAAGAAGTAGAGTAGACTTGCTATTAAACACAGAACCTAACCCGTTTCAAGATGTAAGCACATTTAAAAGAAATCTCTTAATAGACTTATTGATTGACGGTAATATTTTTGTGTACTTTGATGGTGCACATCTGTATCATCTTCCAGCGGAACATGTAACTATACATAGTGATGATAATACTTATATAGAAAAGTTTTCATATGATAACACTATAGATTACAAACCTTCAGAAATTATACATATTAAAGAAAACTCGTTTAAATCTATTTATAGAGGCGTACCAAGATTAAAACCTGCACTTAGAACTATGCAGTTACTAGGTAGCATGAGAAGATTTCAGGATAACTTCTTCAAAAATGGAGCAGTACCTGGATTAGTACTTAAATCACCAAATACTCTTTCTGAGAAAATTAAAGAAAGAATGTTACAGGCATGGGTTGCCAGATACAATCCACAGTCTGGTGGCAGAAGACCATTGTTTTTAGACGGTGGACTTGAGGTAGAAAACTTAACAGAAATTAGTTTTAAAGACTTAGATTTTCAGGAAGGAATTGCTTCCAATGAAAAGATTATCTTAAAAGCTTTAGGTATTCCACCGATTTTAATGGACAGTGGTAACAACGCTAACTTGCGACCAAACCACCGTTTGTTTTATTTAGAAACCATATTGCCTATTACTACAAAAATAGCATATGCTTTCGAGAGATTTTTCGGTTTCAAACTTGATGAAAATGTATCAGATATACCTGCACTACAACCAGAGTTAAGAGACCAAGCGGGCTACTATGCTACGCTTGTGAATACAGGTATAATGACACCGAACGAAGCAAGGGAGGCATTACGACTTGAAACAATTGAAGGGTTTGATCAACCAAGAGTTCCTGCGAATATCGCAGGTTCAGCAGCAAACCCAGAAGAAGGTGGCAGGCCGACAGAAGCCGCCCCAAGCGAGGAAGAATAATTATGACAAAAGATATGATGGTAAAAGCTTTTTCAGACTTTATGGCGTCAAAAGGCGTTGAAACAATGACATTAGCTGAATACAAATCATATGGTAACGATGTTCCAGTATTTGACTACGTTTTACGTAGAAGAATAGGTAGCTGGAATAGAATTTTATCATATGTAGCAAACAGACATCCTGTTTCTTTACCTAAGACAGTGAAAGTAGCACCTAAGAAGGTAACACCTAAGAAGGTTGCTCCTAAAACTGTGAAGAAGGAGACAAAAAATGTCAAATAAAATTTATCATTGGACGAGTACTTTTAAATCATTAGGCGAAACCGAAGATGGTGGAATAAACATCAAAGGTTCTGCAAGTACAAATGCACTAGATAGAGCTGGAGATATAATCGAAAGCGAAGCATGGACTAAAGGTGGATTGGAGAACTTTAAAAACAATCCAATTATACTTTTTAACCATGATTATAACAAACCTATCGGTAGAGCAACTGGTTTAGAAGTCACTGACAAAGGCCTAGATATTACTGCAAAAATATCTAAAGCTGCAGGTGACATTACTCATTTAGTGAAAGATGGTGTCCTTGGCGCTTTTTCAGTTGGATTTAGATGCAAAGAATCTGACTATATGACAGAGCACGATGGATATAAAATTAAAGACGCGGAACTATTTGAAGTCTCAGTAGTATCAGTACCTTGCAACCAAGGGGCAACCTTTGGATTAAGCAAGTCATTTGATTCTATGGATGATTACAGAAAGTACCAAAAAGAAATATTACAGGCTAACTCAACTGCACCAGCAGATGCTGTTAAAATTGAGCAGCCAAGCGAGGAGAAATCCTCATCAACGGAGACTGATATGTCAGAAGAAAAAAAATCTCCTGAAACTTCAATCGATCTTGAAGCATTTGCAAAAAAAGTAGCAGAAGATACTGCGACTAAAATTGCGATGAAGCAAGCCGAACAGAAGGCAGCAGACGAAGCTAAACAACAAGAAGCAATTCAAGTTGAAGCTGAACAAAAAGCTGTTCAAGAAGCAAAGGAAATGGAAACAAAAACTATAGTGGAAGCTGGTTTGACAGGAGCTGAAAGGCTAATGAACGACCTAGAAACTAGAGTCAATGAAAAACAAGAAGACTTAAAATCAGTAGTCGATAGCCTAGAAAAGCAACTCGCTGAGAAATCAGAAGAAATCATGAATATTCGTGAATCTAAAAGAGTTTTTGCTAATAGACAAGGTAACGGCGACTGGAAGAAAGACTTTGAACAAGATGTTATGGATGCAAAATTTGCTGGTTTAGCGACTGGTAAAGGTTGGGATACAGACTACTCTAAGTCATTAATGGAAAAAGTTAATGCACAAGCAGGTGTAGAAGTATCTTCAGCTAACTTTGAACAGTTAGTATCAACATCAATTGAAAGAGATATCCAAAACGAGCTAGTATTAGCTCCATTATTTAGAGAAATTCAAATGAATTCCGCTAATATGGTTATCCCAGTATTACCAGACGCTGGTTATGCTGAATTTACATCAGGACAAACAGCTGGTGGAAGTAATCCAAAAGGAAACTTAGAAGCTAGAGGCGCCGCTTTAGGTGCTAATGATGGTGTTGACTTAACAGAAGTTACATTATCAACTAAAAAGCTTATTTCACAATCTTACTTAGGTAACGAGACTGAAGAAGATGCAATCATGCCTATCCTCCCTTTAATCAGAGAGTCAATGGTAAGAGCACATGCAAGAGGTATCGAGAATGCTATCTTAGCAGGTGACAATGCTGAAGGTGTATATGGTACATCAGCAGCAGCTTTTGAAGGTTTGATTGAGCATGCAAGTAATGGTTCATTTAATACTGTAGACGTCGGTGGCGGTTCAGGTGGAATCTTTGCAGCAGGCGATGCTTTAACTGCAGCAGACCTATTAGGTCTAAGAAAGAACATGGGCAAATATGGTGTTAATCCATCAGAAGTTGTTTATCTTGTTTCACAAGAAGGTTACTACAACCTACTTGAAGATGCAGAGTTCCAAGACGCTAACCTAGTTGGTGACATGGCTACTAAATTAAGTGGTGAAATCGGACAAGTATTTGGCTCAAGAGTCATCTTATGTGACGAGTTCGCTTCTAAAGCAGCTTCAAAAACTGGTGCTATCGCAGTATACCCAAGAAACTATGTAATGCCTAGACTAAGAGGTGTAACAATAGAATCTGACTACGAAGTAGCAAACCAAAGAAGAGTACTAGTAGCTTCACAAAGATTAGGCTTTGCCGAATTGATTGAGAATGCACACACAGTACACGGATGGAAGTACGCAGCAGCTAGTTAATAGCTAATTACAGGTTTTCGGTGGGTTTCCTTAAAACCCACCCTTTTTAACTATGGCAGACTTAATAACAGTAAACGAATATAAAGACGCAGAAGGCCTTCGAGGGGAGAAGGATGATGATCGTCTAGCTGTTATAGTACCTCAGGTATCTGATTTAGTTAAAAAGTATTGCGGAACAAGTTTCGTAGATTTTTATAGTACAGATAAAGTTGAAGTTTTTACAATTGAAGATAACTATACTAACACCATAATTGTGAGTGAAAGCCCTATAGTTTCTGTAACAAAAGTAGAAGAAAGACAGAATTATTCAGATAGTTATACAGAACTTACTATACCTAAATATGAATACTATGTTGATGAAGAAGCCGATGCAATCATTAGAACTAATGCAGGTGGTAATCAGATACATTGGGCAAGAGGTGTAGGTGCTGTAAAAATTACATATAAAGCAGGGTATGCCTCAACACCAAGAGATTTACAACTAGCTTTATTTGACTTAATTAATTACTACATAAAAGACGAGCATAAAGAAAGAAGAAGTTTGGGCGGAGCTGTCCAACAGAATCAAGGTACTGCAGGAATCAGAAATAGTACTGACTTCCCAGACCACATAAAAAGGGTACTTGATTTATATAAAGTAGTTATTTAATGTCAGTAAAAAACTTACGAGATATAATTGTACAAGAAATAGATAAAAATAAAGCACAATTAAGAGAATTACAATATCAAAATTACGTAGTTCACATGTATTTTTATAATAACTTAATAAAAGAACATGTACTTGACCTTATGACTCAAGCAGTTTTAGGAGTCACTAAACATGCAGGATTAAGCACAAAAGAAAAAAGTACACTAAATGGAGCTGTACAAAGGTACACAAATGGACAACTTAGTATAGGTAATATTGGCCATATACATGAAAAAGTAGGTTACAAAGTTTTTAAAGGGCCAAGCCCAGCACAGGCAAATGCTTTTGATAAACTAGTTAGTTATAGAACTCCTGGTATAAAAGGAACTCCTAAAATGCAAAAAGGCAAAGTAGGGCCAAAAGTAGTATTCGTGCATGCTAGAGGTTCAAAACACTTTGGAGTACATTTAGGTATCGCACAGAATAACCCTTGTACTGTTGCAACTTATAAAGCTAGTATGGGTTCTGATGAAGCTAATAGAGCTGTTATGAGGACTATAATTCAAAACATAATTGATAATAGTACTTATCATATGGAACAAAAATTTCCGTACTTAAAAGGAGGAGCCAGAGGACGAGGAGGCTTAACCAATAAAACTAGATTAGGTAATGATGGTCAAGACGGAAACCCATTCGTACAACCAGGACCTTTCAGTGCAAGAGGAAATTATGCTAGATTGCATGGTCCAGTAGCAGGTAGATTTAATAGTGGTACTCTAGACCCTACTGTAAATGACGAATATGGAGATACCTCAGTAGCTGTAGTAGGACTAGTTGAAACACTTAGAGGTGAAAAACAAAAAGCGCATTTAGCAGGAGACTTTGTAACAAGTTCAGCAACAATGTATTTAGCTTCTAAATTAGATGCTTCTTTTTCCGTTAATAGCACAACTATAAGTGATTTGCTAAAATTTGATAAAGTTATAGAATTTGCAATGGCACTAGGCTCAAATACTCCAGGCAGTACTCCAGGGAGCCAACAAGCCATGATGAGTAAATCTGATACAGACGCAGTATTAGATATAGTAGAAAAAATTGTAAACGATGTTTTAGCTAATCCAAAGTTTAATAAAGATTTTAAAACATCTAAAGGCATAACACAAAGAATGGGTGAAATTGGTGGTTCTGCGTACTTAAAAGAAATATTAAGTAAGAAATGGTGGAACAAACCAAATATGCGTTTAAGGGTTAATAAGCAGTTAGTAAAGCTAGGCAAGAGCGAAAAAGAGATGTCAGAAGCTTTACATAGTGTAATAGTTGCAGGAGCTACTAAACTACAAGGAAAAAGAAATCCTAAGAAAGGAAGAAAAGGCAGTAGTAAAGTAAGTAATAGGCAAAGAATAGCAGCTTCAACAAGTAAACAAAGACAAAGTCCTATGGCTTTGAAGAATTTAATAAATTCAGTATTACCACAAGCAGTGGCAATGAAAATGAATCCACCAAGTCTACGTTATAGAACAGGTAGATTTGCAAACTCAGCCCGAGTTACACAAGTAATGCAAGGGCCAAGAGGAGGGTTACAGGCAGATTATACATACATGAGAGACCCTTATGGAACATTTGAACCAGGTGGAAAAATGGGTAGTGTGCAAAGAGACCCAAGAAGAATAATCGGGCAAACAATTAGAGAGATTGTTGCTCAAGCAATGCAAAATAAATTTATAAAAGTCAGGAGAATATAATGGACTCAACAACAGCAAGAAGATATTCGTCGCGTCGTAGAGCCATAGTTGAAGCAATAGCAGTAGCACTGGAAGGAATAAATGGACAACCTCCATTTAGATGTTCGGTAGCAAAAGTAGAGCGTAGACTTAAATTCTGGGATGAAGTAAATGAATTTCCAACTATACATGTTGGAGCAGGTGCGGAAACCAGAGAATATGATGGTGGTGGATTTCGATTTAGATTTT